TTCTTACCTTCCCAGCTATATCCTTTGCAAAAGCTGTATACTACTCTTGGTGCTGCTGCATACCAGATAGGAAATCCTGCTTGTGTCAAGTATGGGACAAAACTTTTTTCTGCTATTTATTTGATTTTGGCAGGGTTACTGTTTTCCCGCAATAGGAATCAATAGTATCTTTCATATATTTTTGTCCCTCGTCTGAATTAAGAAAATCAGCATATGATAATGTAGGATATATGTTACTATTCTTATTCAGAATCACTTCTTTCTCCTTTAATCTTTGCAAAGTATTGCCAATAGTTTTTGCTTCCCGATTGAAAAGAATCATATAGTTGATACCAAGTTTTTGGCATATACTATAAATATCTGTCTTTTCCTCTTCTGGGTGATTTTTTAAGTACCCTTGATACTCCTCAGACATCTGTACCTTTACTACTACATTAGTATTAAATTTACAAAAATCTTTGTGTATAGCCCTATATGCATCGTCAGTATTTTTTAAGATATATATACTTTCCTCTAATGTAGGATCTGCGAAAGCATCCATATTATTATCCCCCATCTCTGGACTCATATGGATATGTGTCGCATCGCATATGAACGGAGTAAAAATCTTAGAATCAACAGTATATTTTCTTCTACCCTTTATAATAGTCTCTTCCCAAAAACTTTCGTCAGAATAATAGAGATTAAGAATATACAAAGCACCTAAAGCATTAAGAAGATTTTCGATGGTAGCTTTTTCTATCGATCTTGTTCTATAATGCTTGAATGCTTGATACGCTTGTTGCCACCTACTACTGCTTGTCCCACGCTTATGAGCTTTATGCAGGGGAGTGAGCACTGACCTCTCCGAACCAAAATACATGTTCGAATTTGTTATTTGAAGCTTCTTTTTATCAATTTTCCAAGCATCTACCAAAAGTTTAATACAATCTGTGTCGAAATATAAATCTCGTTGATTTCCATTTTTATCAACTGGATGCTCTACCCCACCTAAACTAAGATAAATCTCCTTAGAAATCGCTTCAACTTCAATGACACATCGTATTAATAAATCTCCAATAGACAACGAATAAACTCCCAACTGCCTATCGTCAAAGAACACATTTTCTGCGATTCTCAGAACATCCTCTTCTAACCTCTTGTAAACCGGTAAAAATAAATTCATTACGCCTCCCTTTACATACGCAGAGCAAAATCGTTTTTCCAATTATCATATTTATGCAATCTATATCGAAATTCTGCATTTCTCCTATAACTCGCCCCCTTTTCAATACATTATAAAAGTGGCGGAGTCAAACATCAATCTGTTTTTCTCCGCCTTTTGATAAGTATAGCTTATGTGAATCCTTATTCTCGAATCGTATATCCAACCGTATGCTGGTAGAAATCATCACTAGAGAAAACAACCTCCAGCCTCTTATCATCGAAAATAAGAATCCTGCTCACAATCTTTTCAATGATATCAGGATCAAATACAGTAAGATCCCGACCTAGCTGCAATTCCTCTACCCGTTCATTGGCTTCAGTGGCAGTAGGCTTGTCCAAAAGGCTCTGTATTTCAGCCTCCAGTTCTTCCCCGCGCTCCTTGTCCTTCTCTCTTCTCGCCTTATACTCGTCCCTGCTGAGTTCTCCTGCCTTATACGCTTCATACAGCCCTGTGACCGAATGTTCGATCCTTTCCTGCTCTGCCTTCAGTTCCCTGATCTTTGCAGACATATCTGTCTCTTCACCCGCCCTACAGGCTTCGGCAGTTTCCAGTTCAGAGAGAAGCAAACGACAAGCCTCATTAATAGTATCCAGTGCCGCTCTCTCCGCATCTTGAACAGGCATCATAATCCTGCTGCAAGGTCTATTCTCATCCATGTTGCGGACACTACAGACAAACTTGCTGGCATACCGGGTTTTCCGAAGTTTCCTTCCGCAGTATGGGCATTCAAAAAGATTCGTTCGTTTCACATGAGTCTGCTCATGTCTCCCCGGCTGACAGGTGATCTTTGCCCGCTCAAACAGATCCTTGCTGATGATCGCTGGTATGCCACCATCGACAACACTCCAATCCTCTCTGTCACGCTTCTTAAGTTTACGATCATCGCCAAACCCGCGCATCTCATATTTGTTCTGGATCAACACACCTGTGTATGCCTCATTCCTGGTGATCATGTTGATGATAGAGCTATCCCACAGGTAATCCCCGTGGTCGTGATACGGTACATACCGGCTTTTCCCCCACTGCCTCTGAAGCCTGGTCGGTACATGCTCGGCATTCAGCCTTCTGGCAATGTCCCCACCGGATATCCCCTTTGCTGTTTCCTCAAAGATTCTCCTGACAACAGCGGCTTCCTCTTCATCTATGACCAGTTTATGATGATCAGAGGGATCCTTGCGGTATCCGTAGGCGACAAATGCCCCCGTGTACTCTCCGTTCAGGTTTCTATTGCGCCGTGCAGTCTTCACTTTTCTTGACAGATCCCTGCTATAGAGCTGATAGATGAGATTCTTAAATGCCACATCCATTCCTCCGGTCATACCAATGCTCTTATCACTGTCATAACCATCATTTACTGATATAAACCTGATCCCAATCAGCGGGAACACGAATTCCATGTAGTTGCCAACTTCCAGGTAATCTCGCCCGAATCTTGAAAAATCTTTCACCAGGAGGCATTCAAAGGCTCCGGCCTTCGCATCGTCAATCATACGTGAGAAGCTGTCCCTGCTCTCAAACCGAGTACCGGAAACCCCATCATCGAAATACTCCGTTATCTCGTAATCCGCAAACTCCTCATGACTTCTGATATAAGAATAAAGTAATTCCCGCTGGGCGCTGATACTGTAACTCTCATCCTTGCAGCCCTTCTTCACTTCTTCATCAGCGTCCGACAGGCGGATATAAAATGCTGCCTTTCTCTTCATAGTGCCACGGCCTCCCTACCGGCTTTCCGCTCCTGGAGCAGCTTCATCTCATCATCAAAGATAAAGCAGATCTCCAGTTTCCGGTGCTCATAGACCGTGATCTTGTCAATGAACGCCTCCACCATGGGCTTTGTCAGCTTCCTCTTTCCTCTGAAACTGCGGATTGCCTGCCTGATCCTCTCATTGTCCATAGGGCATGAATCAAATCCCTTCAGGGATGTCCTGATCTCCTCCAGCTTTTCCTTTAACTGGCTGATTTTCTCCGTATACTCCCTGCTCATGGTGAGATAGTCTTTTTCGCTCAAAAGACCATCGAAGAAATCCTCATATAGCCCACTTTTTAGCTCTTCCAGCCTGCTGATCTCCGAGTTGGCTCTGTCCATGCTGTCAATGTACTGCTTCCGCTGGTTCTTTCCAGATTCCGACCTCTGGTATGCCCTTACAGCAGCGTCCTCGTCCAGAAACAGACGGATCACTTCCTGAATGGCATCAAACACAGTGTCGTAAAAATATTTCTTTGATATAGCCTGGTTCCTGCATCCGCTGTTCTTCGCCCCGTAACGCCGTTTCCTGGCGCACATGTAATATCTTTCTCCGTGGTTCTTGAAAACACAGTATGCCGAGCCACAGCATCCGCATACCACCTTCCCGCGGAAAATGTTCTCCTCTTTCTGCGCAATATATCCCTGCCGCACCACCATCGACTGTGCTTTATCAAAGTCTTCTCTTGATATGATCGCTGGATGATGATTCTCAAAAATAAGCCACTCTGACTCTGGTGTAATATGCCGCTTTTCGTGGAGATACAGGCGTTTGATATCCCTTCCCACAACATATCTGCCGGTATACGCCTCATCCTGGAGAGCCTTTGTTATATTCGCAAGCGTCCATTGCAGATGCCCTTTTCCCACCAGCTTCTCCGGCTGATCCTGATAACGGTATTGATATGGTGTCAGTATCCCACGCTCATTCAGATCGGCGGCTATCGCCATCTTCTTTTCGCCGGATATGAAACGCCGGTAAATCTCGCGTATGACCTCAGCCGATTCATCATCAATGACCATTGTCCGGTTGTCTGCGGCATCCAGCTCTATCCGGTATCCGTATATTACCGCTCCAACAGGAATCCCCTGCTCCATCTTTGTATGCTTGCTGGAGCTGATCTTCTTTGAGATGTCCTGTGCGTACAGAGCATTGGCGATATTTGTCACGGATACCATGAGCTCCGATGTGCTTTTGTTGGAATCAAAGCCGTCCGTAATGGCAATAAAGCGGATCCCGAAAAGAGGGAATACGCGCTCTATCAGGTTGCCGGTCTCGATATAATCCCGTCCGAGGCGGCTTAAGTCTTTTACAGCGATCGCATTGAACCGTCCTTTCTTCATATCTGCCATAAGGCGATCAAAGCCCGGACGGTCAAAGCTTGTTCCGCTTATGGAATCATCCACATAGGTATCCGCCACCTCCATGTCATGCTGGCGGCTAATATAGTCCTTTACCATGCTGATCTGATTTTCAATCGTCCCCCGCTCTACGGTCTCTTCCTTTTCCTTTGACAGGCGGGCATAGACTGCCACCTTGTACTCGCGGGATACATAGTCATCCATCCTTGTTTTCGCTGTATTCCTTGATCTTTTGCCCATTTATACCACCTGCCTTTCCACGGAAGCCATCTGCGCGTTCGATCACTTCCCTGATCTCATCGTCACAGTCCATAACGACCTCCAGCCGGCCGTTCTCATGAACCCGAACCGACTCAAGGACACTGACGACAATAGACCTTGTAAGCTCGGTAATATTTTGGTACTGTCCAAACTCATTGATCAGGGAATCCACCCTATCTCTGCCAGTATCTTCCTTTTCCGCCTCCTCCCTTAACCTTGCAGCAGCCTGTTCGCTGTGCTTTCTCTTCGCCTCAAAAGAACTCTTGATCTTGCCGAAGTCCTCCTTACTGACGATCCCATCCCGATAGTCCTCATAAAGGGAAACCAGCATCTCGTCATAGTGGGATATATCTTTTTCGCAGACTTTTATCCTTTCCAGCTGCTTTTTCTTATCCGCACGGCTGTTCAGCATATCCCCAGCTTTCCGGATCACTTCATCCGCCTGTATGAGCTGTCCGATGGTCTCCCGTATGGCTTCCGCTGTCTGCTCTTCCAGGATATCCTGACGGATGCGATGTGGAGAACACTTCTTATGCTTCTTATTCTCAGAGCACATATAGTAGGCGTACTTCTTTCCACCGGATATGCTGACTTTGCGTGCCATCAGTGCCCCGCAATCCGCGCATACAGCTATCCCGGAAAGGAGATAGATTTCTTCCTGTCCGGGTGCCGTCCTCATATCCTTATCAAGAAGCCGTTGAACAATCTGGAAATCCCGTTCAGAAACAAGAGCCTCATGATTATTATTCACCACAGCCCATTTCTCGGGATCTTTCCAGATCTCCACCTTGATCTTATGGTTTGGAGTTGTCCGCTTCCCCTGTATTAGCGTTCCGGTATATATGGGATTTGTGACTATGCGCCTGACCGCAAGAGGGCTCCACGCAGCACAGTCGTTTTTCTTAAAAGCGCTCCTGTACCGTTCACCCCTGCTTCGCTTATACTCCATGGGCGACTTTATCCCCAGTTCATTCAGCTTTCTACTGATGGAATCAAGGCTCATGCCTGACTTGACCCATGAGAAGATATCCTGTACCACAAGCCCTGCGTATTCATCCGGCACGAGCCTGTTATGGTCATCCTCCGCTTTCTGATATCCATAGACACAGAAGTTGCCGACATAATCCCCATTCTGGCGCTTGACCTCCAAGTGGGATCGGATCTTTATGCTGATATCACGGCAATAGGCATCGTTGATCAGGTTCTTGAAGGGTATGACGATCTCATTCGCCTGGTCTTGAAAAGAAGCGCTGTCATAGTTGTCGTTGATCGCTATGAAGCGCACCCCCATCGCCGGAAAAATCCGCTCAATGTAACGTCCCGCATCGATATACTCCCGTCCGAAGCGGCTCAAGTCTTTCACGACTATGCAGTCCACCTTGCCGTCCTTCACATCTTCCATCATAAGCTGGAACGCGGGGCGGTTAAAGGTCGCGCCGGAATAACCATCATCTTCACGGATCGATACGACTTTGATATCCTTCTTGTCCTTAAGGTAGTTCAAGATAAGAGATTTCTGATTTGATATGCTGTTGCTCTCCGCTTTTCTGGCATCAGCAACATCGCCGTCTTCCTTGGATAACCTGACATAGACGGCGGCTTTATAGATTTTTTGACAATCACTCATACGCTGCCACTCTCCTTTCCATCTTTGTCAGGGGAAAGACCTCTCCAAGGCGTGGCAGCCGGATCATAGATGCCCTTACGGGCGTATTTGGTTTGTCCTTATCAAGTCATAGTCTACCACTTCCGAGAACAGATCTCAACAGGATTTTTTAGTCCAGTCATCCCTTTGTATTCAGAGCAGAAGCAAGCGCATCCGCGAACCTGACGCCATTATTTGCAAAGCTGATCTTGACGAGTATTTTTCCATCCTTACTACGACGGAAATAAGGGTTCCTACCTGTTTCCAGCACTTTTCTCACCCTGTCCGCCGGTGAAATATCCATATATTGCCGAAGCTCGCCAAACATAGGCACTTCTTCTGCGCATACATCATCAAAGCCCATAGCGGACATCTTATCCAGATCTTTTATGCTAATATCCATGCCGCCTCCTATCTGTGCTGTAACTATCCGTAACTGACCGGACTCTTTCCCATTTACCATCCTTGCCATGACAGTATTTGCAAAGGTATAGTATGAAGGCATTCGCTTCCAGTCCTTTCTGAATAGAGATACCCGCAGATGGAATATATGGTCAGGAAATGATGAAAAAGCTATAGACTTCGGCTCCGTCCGCCGCCCTTGACTGAACCTAGCGGGGGCACAGGTCAGGCTGTGCCGACGGTGAGGAACTCAGGAACAACCACCAAACACCTGTCTTCACCGTCGGCCTGCAGATTGTAGCGCCCCCGCCATTATACGCACCCTTAGTTTATACGAACTTTTCAAGCGGAATACTGATTTTTTCAATGTTCCAGCCTGAAAAAGTTCGTATAAAATTATGATTACTTTAATCCCAATTCTCTGGCAATCTCTTCTTCATCATCAGGCCACATCTGAATCTCATCCGGTATCATTTCCGTCCTCTTATTGGCAACGGTTCTAAGCTGTTCCGTTGAAGGAGATGCATAGTAATCCTTGGTTGTCTGTATATTTGCATGACCAAGCAATCCTGATATCACCGATATATCCACTCCATCCCTGTAGAGATTTGTTCCTCTTGTTCTCCTAAATGTATGAGGAGATACCGAATCCGGCAATGGATGTTTGTCAGCTCTTGCCTTGTCAGCATATTTCTTGATCAGCTTCTCATAGTTTCTGACACTCATTGGGTGCTTCTGGCCATGGGATTCCGTATAGAAGAACGGCAGAGCCAGGTTTCTTTCCGGGTGGTATTCATCAAGATATTGGCGGATCAATGCAGTTGTTTTTTCATCCAGGTATACGATACGATCTTTCTGTCTTTTGCCATGGATCAGCACCTTTGTCTGGCATTCTTTCACCTCGACATCCCTGACGAGCAGTTTCATCATCTCGGAGATTCGCATGCCCGAATCATAGAGCATTGACATCATGGTGGTGTCCCGCATACCTTTTTTTGTATTCCTGGGCGTACTGAGAATCGCACCGAGGGAATTTACATCCTCGATTATCGGCTGCTTTATCTTTGGTATGACATACTGAGGAACACGCTCCAGGGACAGATAAACCTGTAGCAATGATGAGTCCCTGGATGAGGCATAACCAACATAGGACTTTATGGCAGCCAGTTTTGTCCCTATTGTTGATTCCTTCCGATGCATTACATCATGAAGGTAATTCCTGTAATCAAGCAGATAGTCGTATGTACAGTCTGCGAAAAGAAATTTCAAAGTTGAAATTCCCTTAACCTCGTTCGTATAGTCTTTGAAATCGTTCAGGGCTATGCGGTATGTTATTCTCGTGTAATCGGAGTTGTCCTTATGTTTGGGAAGGTACACGTTTAAAAAATCATAAGTTCGTGAGAAAAATAGCTGGTTGAATTCTTCTTTTTTCATCTGCGCATCACCTCCGGAATCACCTTGCCTATCGTTGAGTCTTTTTCCTGGATGATGCGTGCGCTATCTTCTACGTAGTGGAAATAGTAGTATGTCTCATTGAAAGATTTATGCCCAAGAAACTTGCACAAATATGGCATCATCTGATCAAAACTAATTCCCTGCTTTACCCAAAGATTGATCCTCTTGGTAATCATTGTGTGGCGCAGCGAATGGACACACGGCCTAAGGGCGGTTTTCCCCCCGAAGGGAGTCATGTTCCAGAACTTTGCAAATCGATTGCTTACCGTTGACCTGTTAATAGGATTGTCAGGAGACATTCCCGGAAAAAGCCATCGGGGATTCCCGCCAAGTTCTGCACAAAGGTACCGATGATAGTTACGGCACATATCCAGCATGTCGGCAGAGAGATATACCGCTCTGTCCTTATCACCTTTGCCGTTCAGTACCACGATCATCCCGCTTTCTAAATCGACATTCTCCATAGGGAGGTAGGAAGCCTCGGAGTTTCTGAGCCCCGTGCATGCAATCAGGCGGAACAATACGGGATACTCGTTTGCCATTCGTGATGACATCTTAGAGGCATATCTTGGCTTGAAGCAATCTACCTGATAGAAAAATGCCTTGAGTTCCCCGTCTGTAAGGACATATGCCGGTGACTTGTGGCAGCGCGCTTCTATAGGGGGATAATAGCTTATAATACCAAGTCCGTTAAGGTAGAGCGAGAACTCTCTTATTATCGAGGTTCGGTGCTTCAGCCCCCCGGCACCCTCGTTATCTCTTTTTCTTAGCCATTCTTCCAAGTTCTCCTGGGTCAGGCCGGTTTCCCCATAATCATGGGACTGCCAATAGGCATCAAATTTTGCCATCCACATGGATTCATTGAAGTATTTATATCCCGCGGCCTGTTTTTCCTTGATGAATCCCCGGATATGGTGCCCTATGGCACTACTGAATTCAAAATCCCTATGCATGTGGATACCTCCCTTCCAGAGAAATCCCCATCTCATCCAAAGAGAGGCAGCACATTTTCATTCTTTCCTGATCCAGCAGTGTGTATCTGTGTACGTTCTTTGTATCCGTATGGCCCAGCGCATTGGCTGTATCGTCTATTGTGGCTCCGCTCTTCAGCGTGTTTGTCCCGAAGGTCTTCCGAAGTGAATGGAACCTGGGCGTGGAAAGCCCGTATCTTTTCATGGCATTCCTACAGCAGTCTACCTTTAAGGGCCCGTGTGGGGCAGTCATGCTCAGAAATATATGTGTTTCCCCATCTGTTTTCGGACGCCCCTCCTTGATGTATTTATAGATCGCATTTCCAACAGCATTGCTCATCGGAGCCCACTGTTCTACTTTGGTTTTGTCCTGGATGATGCGGATGAGCTTATCTTTCCATCGTATATCCGACAATCTGAGGGAAACAATATCGCAGCCCCTGAAGCCAAGGTCCAGCCCGCATTGTATGATGGCCGCATCCCTGAGCTGTGTGGGGGTGGATGCTGCCTTGCGGCGTTCTTCAATCTTCCGCAGATCATCTTTGCTTAAAACCTCTACGATCCTTTCACCTGCGTCTGCCGTGTGTGGAAGGGCTTTGCACATACCATATGGAAGTACCCTTTTTTCTTCCAGCCATTTAAGGAACTTTCTGATCCTGCAGTTGCAGGCATTCTTTGCTCCTATGGTTTTGTGCTGATCCTGGGCGTGGAATTGCTTGATTGTTTCCGGAGTCAAATCGGAGTAAGATTCCAGCCCTTGCGACACAAGGTACCGACTCAACCGAACAAGGGCTTTTTTGAATCCTCTGATTGTAGACGTATCCCACTGTTCCTTTTCCTTCATTTTAACGAAGGGATCAATACAGTCTTTACACCACTGGGGAAGGGAGTCGTAGGCGCTTGTTTTATGTCCCTTCCACCGGTTCGTTAAAATAATATCACCCTTGTGCGTATAATCATCGTACATTTCAAGGGCACGCCGGGCTTTGTTACTTTCCGATCGAAATACCCGCATGCCAAAAGCATCATGCCATTGCTCGGCAATGGACTTGTAATAGCCAAGCCCTTCCTGATCCAAAAACAGGTAAAAAAGTGTTAATGTACGGCGGAAGGTAGCGATGACAGCATATGAATACATTTTGCCCTGTAATGCGCAGCAAAAATCCGGGATGCTGTTATATACTTCAAGAGCGGGAAAGCAAAGACTCTCGCTACGGCAGGATTCCACGATGGATCTTGCCCCTTCCTGCATTTCCATAAGGGATGTGATCTTTCTGCCGCTTTCTTTTTGAACATAATGCATATACAGTGCATAGCCGGGCTTCATAAGATTATTTTTTGCCAAAAAAAAGAGGAAGTTGCATACGAACCCCTCCGAATTTTTGACTTTGGATCCCCTTTCGTGTATGAAGGTATCATAACCGGCCAGCAGAGAATAAGAGAAGTCGGCACATGAACCGACCCCATTTGCACCGGCGTACTGGCAGAAAGTCCTGACAGCACTGCCAATCGATTCTTTATACGAAAGGCAGTAGGCACATGAGTCAATATAATCCTGATAAATGTCCAGAATCTCGACAAGATCAGGGGGTGGCTCGTTGAAGATGCTGATGTGAATGCCGGAGATATGCCCCATATCATAGACATCACAAAGGCGATTTACCGCCTGGCTGTTTTTGAGGGGCTGTTTTTGATAGATCTCCTGCATATCAAACCACTGTTGAGCCTCATCAGGAGAAAATGTGCTTACCCCCTTTCCCATAAGATGTTCCTTCAATCGTGCAAAACAATCCTTATGCATGGCATGGCTGTCAACATCATATCCATACCTTGACAATGTGTTGAGTACGGTTGCGACATTTGCGTCATAATATATCATCGTTGCCTCCTTTCTTGCTTAGGTTATTTGCATACAAGATGATATACTATATCGGAATAATTTTATACGAACTTTTTCAGGCTGGAACATTGAAAAAATCAGTATTCCGCTTGAAAAGTTCGTATAAACTAAGGGTGCGTATAATGGCGGTTATACGAAATTTCGTATAACCGTCAGAACCCGTCAAGGGTAAACCCCTTCGGGGCGGCTGCTTTTCTGCCTCCGGCTCGGAATCTTAGAACAACCGAGCCTATCTTTTTTCAGTACCCGCAACAGCCGCAAGGAATCCCTTCACATTGACATAGCGGATATCTTCCGTGATATCATCCGTCATTACATTGGGGACGATATCCTCGATCTCCCTCTTCAAAAGCAGCGAAGTTCCTCCCGTAAACACCATCGGGATGGACCGGATCGGCCAGCCCGCTTCCTGACAGGAGGCGAGGATCTTTTTTACCTGCTCTCTCTTACAATCGGAGATGATCTCCCGGCTCTTTTCCTTGTCGGCAATGTCATAGCCACGCAGGATGTCCTTTTCCAGCACATCATACTGGAGGTTCCCGTCCACGATGCTCCCCAGGCGTTTCCTGACCTCCCGATACAAGCTTCCGCCGCCCAGGTCATTGGTAAACATGGAATCCACCATCGGGAGATTGTCCTGGAACATCACGCAGTTGCAATTCAAGCCGCCGATGTCAATCATCCCGAAGATATCATGCCCGTACTTCTCCGGATGGAGAAAGACGATCCCCATCCCTTCCGGGAGTACCTGTACTTTTTTTACCGTGAACTGCTTATTCACGCCGTCCACCCGGATATCAATCCGCCCGACGCCCGGAAACATAAAATCACGGTATGCAATCATCTTTTCCTTGAACATATACTCGGAGATCGGACAACCGATCACGACCTGTACCTGATCGCCATTATCCGTAAGGAGCGCTATCGCCGTATATGCGGCGATCCGATGGATCAACGCTGCCTTTGTCGTCTCCTTCAGATCGTTTGAATTAGCGCTTTTCCCGATGATATAGCTCTTCCCGTCATACTCGACAAAATGGACGCCGTCCGTTCCCATCTGGCCCATCATTACTTCGGCACTGTCCATCTTCGTCCGGAAATCCAGCACCTTATCAGTCCCGTCCGCGCGGCGCATGGCCGCCTTTGTCATATACTTTCCCGTATCCACTGCAATCACTCTGTCCATAGCGCCCTCCTTTACTCTTCGCCAAACATGCCTGTATTAAGAAAGTCCAGCAAGGAACCCCTCATATGATCGGACTCCCCCGCCGGCTCTGGTTCCATTACCGCAGGAGAATGCGTGGGAACTGCCGGCGGATCTTGGCCGGTAATCCTCTCTGCCTTTTCTTCATGTCTGGCCTTTTCCGCCCCACTCCTGCCGCTTTCCTTTGATTTTTTTACCCGTCGCTTTTTTGCTGCCTGGAATGGCATCTGAAAATCCGTTGCTCCTGTCATTCCGGTCTGTACGGAAGCCAGCACACCGGAATGCGGCGTATGTCCGATCAGATAGAGCAGTATCTTCACATTCTCCCTGCTGAAAACCTCGTTGCCATAACGCTTTACCGCATCCTCGATCAGTGCCTTTATCACGGCAGAGCGCTTATTCCCCAGGGCATCGAGGGCAGCACATACCAACTTGTTCTCCTGATCTTCACTGTCATAGGACAGCGTATATTTATATCTGCCCATGAATAACCTCCTTATCCACCTTTGAATCCCTTGTAAATCCTCTCTCATTTTTCGTCTCACCCCCTATAATCCTCAAATTCCGGCGTCTTCCAAAAAATGAAATTATTGCACCAGCGCTGCAGCTTCCTGTATATGGGATCCGCATGCTCCTTATCGTAGATCATCGGGTATGGTGAAAAGCGCAGCGAACGGCAAAACTGTATCCGGTCAATATCCTGCTTGAGCGTTGTGTCATAATTGACCAGGATATAGACCATCACCTTTCCCCTGTTCTTGTTGTATCCTGTCGTCTCCTAAAACATACGGAGTTTATTTTCGATCAGCTCCTTGTCTTCATAGCGGTCATATGCAAAATGGACGGATTTCAATCGGATCCTCCGTATGATTTCCTTGTTTTTACCATTTAGGAGCCTTGCATCAAGCCCCTGGTTAAAATCCACTTTCGCATCGCTTTCCGCCAGCTGCTCTAAAAGCTCCATGTGCTGAGGGCAGGCGAGCAGGTTGGGATCGCATAATACGATATTCCTTTGACCCCTCCAAAACTCCGAAAGGTCAGCCACCTTTTCTGAACGGCAGCCCTCTTTCACACCTACATGGCAAAAGGAGCAGCCCCTCGGGCATCCCCGTGTCAGGAAACCATAGGCGGTATCCCTCTTTTCCCGCTCCTTCTTTGACAGCCTTCCTGTAGGATTTCCCGACCTGTCATATTCCAGGGCGGTATCATCAAAATAGACGGAATAATCCGGATAAATATGCTCAATCTCAGACGGAAGAGGCCGATCGCGCGCCCGATCATAAAACTCTCTGCCGCCCGACAACGAGATGCAGTACCCGGAGCCGCCCCGAATAATCTCATCTGCGTCAATCTCCTTTTCATAGTCCTTCGTAAAGGAAAACACCTTGCTCAGATATACTTTGTCCATGTGACCGGAGTTCATC